TTTGCATCTTGTACATCTCTCGTGGGATGTCCATACCAAGGTCCAGCAACGTTAAACGCGAAGCGTTGTTGCTGGCTGGTTGCCCTGTGCTGCGACGTTGGCAGGTGTTTTGTCGGACGGTTGGGAAGCCTTTTGGGGTTTCCTTTCCAATGCCTACACCTTCTGGTCGAACGGCTCAGGATCGCTTGAGTTGGCTGAAGTCCTTTTGTGAATCTGGACTTCAGACTCCTAGTCTTCATCCGTGGCATGAATTCATGGGACGGGCTCGATTGTCTTCTGATAATCGTCGGTCTGTCTTCATGTCACTATTTCTTTTCCGGAAAGTTTTGCCGTCACCTCGGCCTGATCTCGCTTCTTATGCGAAGAAAATGTCGGAGCCGTCCCCTAAACCTGATGAAGGTTTTCTCCGATATATAAGAAGGACAGTGCCTAAGCTGTTTCCCTCCGGCTGGGATTTGACTTTGTATCCGAATGCTTGTCTTTCGGCTACATTGCCCATCAAATCGTGTCGGACGCGAGGTCTATCCGAGGGTGGTTCTAGAGCTGAATATCTCTTGAATGGTATTTCCTGCTCAGACTTACCGTCTGAGTTTAACGCCTCATCTGAGGAGTTAAGCCGTGCCATTCAGAAGGCGAACGCTGCTGCGGGGTGGACAAGACACCAGACGTTCGTCTTGGAAGCTCTCACGAGAGAGTCTCCTATTGATATTTGTCCGTCCAGACTTCGGTCTGTCGAGACGGGGGGTAAGTGGAGGACAATTAGCGTTGGTGACGTTAATTGTAATTTAGCTAGGCCTCTACATACCGCTATCTATAACCACATTTCACGCTTCAAGTGGCTTTTACGAGGGGATGCTAAGCCGCGAAGGTTTGCTGAGTTTTCGCCTCAATCAGGTCAAGTTTTTGTTAGTGGTGACTATGAATCCGCCACTGACAATCTTAATAGTTGGGTTCAACGTGAGTTGTTGGACTTGATTCTTAATCAGGCGACTCAGATCCCGAGAGGGATTGCAGACCTTGGTAGACAATTGCTCCGGACTCCCATGCAATGGGAGGATGATGGCCCGGTTGTTTATCAGGAGCGTGGACAATTGATGGGAAACTTGATTAGCTTCCCCCTCCTCTGCCTCGTTAATTATCTGGCATTCAGGTATTTTTCGGGGTCGAGTGGACCCGTCCGCATCAACGGGGACGATATCGTTTTTCGTAGTACCCCTGCGGAATACGAACGTTGGAGGGATGGAGTTAATCGATCCGGTCTAGTCCTTTCACCCGGGAAGACGATGATTGATCGTCGTTACTTTTCATTGAATAGTACTCTTTTCAAAGCTTTTGATCGAAGAGTTGATATAGTACCTTGTATCCGTTCTTCCGCTTTCGGCCTTCGGACCGATTGCGGTGGAGTGGAAACTCTGCGAGGGAGGTACAGTTCGTTTTGCCCTGGATTTTTTGGATCCAGGCGATCATTGCTTCGGATTGAGTTCTTGAAATGGAATGCTAAGTACATCCTGTCTTCTGACAGGTCTGTTTCCCGTGGACTAGGTCTTCCTGTCTACCGTCATGAGCTCATTCATAGCCACCTCTGGGATCGAGAGGCGCACTACCTCTCTATGGAGACCGAAAGGCCTCTTCCTGTTTCGAAAGGGCATTTGGAACAGGATAAGGTTCCAGAGGGTTGGGAGCTACTTGAGGTAGATAAGTTGACAAAGAAGATGCGTGAGAACCTCCGATTGATTGGGCCTGAGTTTATAGCTTGTGCCTGGTCAGACCCTAAACGGGTTGGGGGGTTGGACAAATTCGATTACAAAGCCGAGGTTGTACGGACGGGTTCTGGTCCGTTCCTCGGCCACTGCAGGAGGCCGCTAAAGTGCTTGGCTGCCTTACTGGGGTTGTCTCCAGCCAATACTCGGCGTTACCTTACTCCTAAGGTAAGGCGTCCGGTGGAGTATTGGTGGAGGCGTAATCGAATTCGAGTGTGGCAACCAGTCAGTCCGATTCGTTCGGTTACTGATTCGCGCCCGGAGGTTGAGGTGCATGAGGAAGGGTCGGGGTGCCCTATCTGTTACGAAGCCTCGGCGACTCGTGTGACCACTTGTGGTCACTCTTTTTGTCGAGTGTGTTCGGAGGCTTGGTTTCTGCACAAACAGAATTCTTGCCCCTGTTGTCGATCGGAGGTTTTTCCTCCGGTTGGCCGTTTCAGTCGGGTTCCCCCCCCGACCTCTTTCTCCAGTATCGTGGTGGCACAATCTACGGATTACACCGACCTCGGTACACAGTTGGCGGCCGTTCATTCGGTAGCTGGCGAGGGCTTCGGGCCCCACAGCAGTGAAACTGCTGCGTTGGGAAGACGGATCCTTCGGGGTTCCATCGCTTTTGTGAGTGGTGGTTTCTTGGAGGATTGCTCCGGCGTTGAAGCCGGCGGTGGTCATCCAATCAAAGTCCAAGGTGTTCATTTGTCATGAGACTCCTCG